AAATAATCTAAAGTGCTTCCATCTCCGTCTGCAATACTTACATCTCTTACTGCTCTATATAGGTATCCTCCTCTTTGTACAATATCTCCAGTTTTAAAAGGTGTTGAATAAATTTTATTCCATAATCCTCTAAAATTATAATTTTTTGATAATATTCTCCAATCAATTGTACTATCAACCGTGTCAGAAACTTCACTACGAGAAGGTTGGCTGTCTACATTATTATTGATTGCATAGTATAGATGTCCTCCATATCTTACAATATCTCCTTCGTTATAAACAGTAGTACTATCCCAGACATTATCAAATTGACTTCCTGGAATTTCTAATTCAAATTTTTCATCATCTATTTCTAAACTTCCTGAAGTATGTGTTTCTATACATTTAAAAATTCCTCCACCATATCTAACTAAATCGTTTAATTTGTAATTAGTGGTAACTTCCCACACACCTTTGTAGTCATATCCTTCATAATGTACTACCCAATTTCCTGTTTCGTTTTCAAAAACTCCACTTAGATGAGGTAATACACATTTATAAATTATGCCACCATATCTCACTGTTGATCCTAAGCCATAACTTGTACCTGGTGACCAATCTGTTTGATATCCTTGTCCTAAACCATACAAAACCCATTTATTTGAGCTAGTATTAATACTTTCATTAACACCTTGAGAATCTGTGTGAAAATCTGTTGAAGCATGTGCGACTTGACAAACATACAAAGATCCTTGATATTGAATAATATCACCTACATTGTAATCGGTAGCAGTTTCCCATTCGCCTGCAAAAAATTTACTGCTAGTCATTACTATCCAACGAGGTTGTGGAATAGGAGGACTAGATCCTGGAACAGTAGCTTCTTGATCTGTTCTAAATGATGCGCTTGCTGTATGTCCAACTACACAGACATAACTTTTACCATTAATTCTTACAATATCGTCTCTAATATAATCAGTGCCTGCTGTCCAATCACCTTTCCAGTTGTACTTAAATCTGTCTAATGAAAATTCTGCCATTTTAGTATCCTTGTCCGTTCGGTGTATATGGTGTTGGGTCTTTTAGTACTGCATCTTCATTTCCGTCGCTATATGAAGGACTTGAAATTGCATCTGGATAAACATATGCTTGTGATAACCGTTGAATGAATTGACCATCTGTAGGATCAATAAAATATGTTAACGATCTACTGTCCCATTTGAATTGCGGATATCTAACATTGTTATATAGTTTGTCATGATTTTCGTCTATGCCGCTAAGAAAATCAATACCTTCTTCAAAGTCAAGATAGTTTTCTTCAGCAATACCAATGTCATTTACTACAACAACATTCTCATCTCCGCCTGCTAATTGATCTGATTTCATCAAAAATAACTCACCATCTTCGTTTCTACGTAGTCCATAAAAATAACGTTTAATAAAACTATCAATAACGTCGGTTGGGCTTGTTCCTATATAATATGTCATTATGTTATCTCCACATAGCTGACTATAACATCAACTGAATCGTCAACACTTGATCTAACGAGTAATTGATTGCTAGGTGCTAATACTAATTTTTCACCTGTACTAACTGCCCGTAAACTTGTTCCTGCTGGCAAAATACTGTCTTTTAGATAATAACCTGTAACACTAGTATTGTCTTTAATTAAAACATCGCAATATATAAATTGGTCTGTAAGATTTGTAAAACTCAAACCGAGAATAGTTACCCTTGTTGTAGGTAGTGTTTCATAAATCAACACAGGCACTGTGCCACAATTTTTTATTACTGTATTTTTTAATATAGTTGCCATTTATCTATCCAAATATCAAAACCTTTTCAATTGCTATTTCTTCAGCTTGAGCAAAAGAAATACCACCACTAGCACCTGCTACTGATACCCAACTAGTTCCGTCGTACAATTCAACCCTTGAATCATCGGTGTTAAAACGGATCATTCCTTGAACACCTGTTGGTCTAGTTGCGTTTCCGCCTACAGGCAATACAACACCTTGTGTACCATCAAACTTAACATATCCGTCTCCGGTATTTTCAAAAACTGTAACAGCATCATTTACTGTATTTTTGATAGTACTATCTGTAAAACCTAAATTTTCAAATTTTACAAGACCAGTACCATTTGCTTTGAACTCAAGATCTGTATTAGTTGTAATACTACTTATCACATTACCGTCTATTTCAATGTTATCTACGGTTACACGATTTGTGTTGAATCTACTAGCATTCATATCTGCTACAACAGCACCGTTAATGTAGTATCTTATTGTGTTATCATTAGCACCCGGTGTAATCTCTGCTGTAATACGTGTATTGCCGTCTAGATCTTGTAATCCGTCTAGTTTTATCCAGTTACTTCCGTCATAGCCTTCAAATCTTGATTGTTCACTGTTAAATCTAATTTGTCCGGCTGTTGGAGTTGGTCTAGCTGCATCGTTGCCAATAGGTAAAGTAAGAGCACCAGTACCGTCTATTTCTACTACACCACTACCTGGTGTAAATACCATATCTGCTGTACTAGAAATAATATTACTGTCTATGCTTATATCGTCTATTACAACACTTCCTGTACCTGCCGCACGTAGTTGCAAATCACTATTGCTATTTGTAGTTGTAATAAAGTTTTCCCTAATTACAATATCACCTGTGCTAAATTCACTGGATGTGATTGTACCTGAGCTAATTAAATCTACAAAGTTTGTTGTACCTTGTACTGTTAAATCATTTGATATAACAACATCATTGTTTGGTATAACAACATTGCCTGTACCGTTGGCTCTTAGTTCAAGATCTGCATTCGAACTAGTTGTTGTGATAATATTATCGTCTATGAGTATTTCTTCAAACTGTGCTGCTGCACCTACAGTTAAATCCTGTGTTACATCAACATTTCCTGATATATCTGCATTACCAGTTTGTGTGTGTAATCCTACAAGAGTTACTGTGCCTGTGATGTTTGTGTTACCTAGTGTGCTGGTTCCATTAACTGTGAAATCGTTGTCAATTTGCACGTCATTAGAAGGAAAATAAACGTTACCTGTGCCGTTTGCTCGTAGTTCTATGTCTGCATTACTGACTGTGCTTTTTATATAGTTGGTATTGATTTCTAAATCATCAATAAACATAGTATCTACAAACAAATTATTCCAAGTTGTATTAGAAGCACCTAAACTAAATGTGCTGGTGACGTTTGGACGTAGATCGGATGTGATGCCAGCAACAATTTGCAAGTTGTCATTCCCGCTATCACCTAGTGTAATATTTCCTCCAATTGTTACGTCTCCAGTAACATCTATATTTCCGTCGACTGTGACATTGTTTTCAAAATTTATTTGATCAGTAGCAGATTCAAATATCAAATCTCCTGATGTGCTTTCAATAGTATTTCCACTGATTCTAATATTGCCAGTGTCAATTCTTTCACCATTTATAAAAGTTGTATTAGAGCCATCTGTAAATGTTGCTCCTGTTGTTAGTGTAATGTTTAAAGAGGATGTGTTAAATTCTACAGTACCAGAGTCTTGATTTACATAAAATAGATCTCCTACACGGAAGTCACCTTTGTGATCAACTGAACTGTATCTTATTTGTGCGCCATTTGTTTCAACAACTTCATTTGCTTGTACAACACTACCGGTATCGTTTGTAACTTCTTTGCCATTACCTATGTAAGCTAGATTTTGTCCTATAGCATAAACTAGTACTCCTTCACCATCTCCTACCAATCCAAAATTACCATATACATTTGCCGATCCTATCATACGCACTTCTGCGCCAAAGTCTCTAACATCTATATTTTCTATGGTAGTTGCAGATCCTCCACCGCTAAATGTTATACTTTGAGGAGTGGTATCAAATCCAAGTAACTGTGTGTCTTTACCATCAATTATAAGTATATCTCCGCCATCTACGCTTTCAATGTTCAAAGGTCCAATAACAGTTGATGCATCTGTTGAAGTAAATGTAACTGTTTGGCCGCCTGCAGGCGCTGCACCTGCAAGACCACTTAGTCTTATTCTTGTTTTGCCGTCGTATGCAAACCCTGCATTACTATCAAATGCGTGTAAACCTCTATTGGCAAAATATGTAAAACAGTTTAACCATTCAATTCTTGCACCGTTTGTCGCTACTAATCCGTCAACACCAGGTGTAATAAATGTTACACTATGGAACAACATAGCAGCTTCTCTGCTCGCCGCTGTAGCATATGCACCGTCTACATAAGCACCTTTACCAGCATCACCTGATAAAAATCCTCTAGGATCGTCTGCTGTAATAGTTGTGCCTTTGGTTATTACAGTGATGTTTCTAATATATGGTGAACGAGTGGTCACTTCAAAATCAGTTGCAAAACGGAATCCATACCCATTGTCTGGAAACACTTTGTTGTCTCCGTTACAACTAAATGTTAGATTTGAAATGAATACACTATGTCCTACATAACTGTCATGTGGTGTCACAGTAGTAATTTCAAGAACCCCTGTTGATTCATTATAAGTTGCTGTGTCAACATTAACTGGCGCAGTACTGTCACTAAAATCAACAGTCCCTCCGCTAACATATGTGTGTGCTTGGTTTGTTGTTCCTACATTTACTTTAAATGTGTCTGCATCTACTATTTCGGTAATTGTAAAATAATTACCACCACTGTAAAAATCTTTGACTGTTAAATCTTCTACCGTACTTTCACCATTTACAATAAACGCATCATTGTAGCGTGTTTCTGTAGTAGGAGAAATATTAACACTTCTTAAACTGTGTCCTTTAACAGTAACTCCGACTGGCACTGTCATTGGAAACGCTTCTGTATATTCTCCTGGATAGATGTGAATAGTATCACCACTGGTTGCTACGCTTAGTGCTTTTTGTATAGAAGCATATGGTGCTTGTGGATGGTCGCCATCACTAGTGTCATCACCATTTTCAGCAACATAATATATATTACCTTGTTTTAGTGTCAGATCAATACCATTAACAGTAAGTGCTGTGGTTGTAATAGATGTTGCATTAAAATTGTTTACATATACATCTGCCCATTGCCTTCCAACTTCTCCAAGTTGATATGTATTGTCTACATCTGGAATAACATCGCTTGCAACTTCTGCATTAAACACAATATTATCTGTATCCTGATCACCTAGTGTAATATCACCGTCTGATGTAATACTTCCGGTTGCATGAATGTTTCCTGTTACATTCATATTAGCTAGTATTTCTACAGTGCCAGTACCGTTTGGTCTAAACTCTATGTTAGCATTGCTATCATTGGTTGAAATAGTATTACCTTCAATGTCAATGCTATCAACTCGCAATTTGTTTTGGTATACTACATTGTCAAAAGTGCCTAGGTTTAGATAATTTTGTTGTGTTGAAATTGTGTTACCTTCAACAGTAACATCTGCTAGATCTGATCTAGTTAATACTGTAAGATTGTTTGTTCTAGTAGTACCTGAAACATCTAACTCGTGTTGAGGAGAACTTGTCTTGATACCAATCTTCTGATTGTTGACATCCAAGTATAATAAGTCCGTCTCAAAAGCCAGATCAATCCCGTTTCGAACGAGATTCGACTTTAAGAGAGGACCGGATATGCGACCAACTGCCATCTCTACTCCTTAACACGGGGATCCTGTCCCTCCAACCACCTTGCATTGCGGGTTGACCACAGTTCGTCCTGCTACGGATTTGGTCGATCCTTTGCAGCATTAATAGTATTTATCGTTTGTAAAGAAAAGAGTAGACTTAGCCGTAAATAAGGCTTTGAATTAGGCTTTCATCTTCCATATCTGCTATACTTACGTTTTCAAACTCACCAGCAGAAGTAATCCAAGCAGTTCCAGTCCAAGATTCCATTTCACCACTATCTGTGTTTATTCTAGTAAATCCTATTTCCGGACTGCTAGGACGTTCTAGCTCAGTACCAGGAGGCATTAGAATAGCGCCTGGCCCTGCAAACTGCCAATATCCGTCATCACTGTTTGAAAGTAGTAAAACTTCGTCTGGCACTGTGTTAAGTATGCTGTTACCGCTAATTGTAATTCCTTCTATAACTACATCTCCATTACCGTCAGGGCGTAATTCTAGATCACTGTTGCTTATATTTGTTTGAATTGTGTTGTTATCAAGATTAATATCTTCGACTTGCAAACTGTGAAGGTTAACACCGTCACTGTCAAAACTTCCTAGTAGAGCATTATTGACTCTAAGGAGCAGTGTATCGTTTGTCGGATGTGCTGTAACATTTGTTTTTAAATCATCTGAATATACGCCTCCTAAAGCAACACTAGAATTAACATAAAGTTCAAATACATTACTAGTTGTGTTAAATCTTATGTCTCCTTGGTTTTGACTGCGTTCTGCACTTGTTCCTCTTGGTAATAATAGAGCTCCTGTACCGTTTATTGTAAGATCTTGTGTAACATCTAGAACTATGTCACTGGTATCAGAAAATAAAATGTTTTCTTTTATTTTAATGTCATCAAATGTAACATTTCCTGTTCCTGCATACCTTAGTTCTATATTACTGTTACTGTCTACAGTTTCAATTACATTGTCATAAATTTTTAAATTTCCTATGTCAAAATCTGCAGAAGTATTTTGTAAATTTAAGTCTCCGCTATTTGTAGTTCCTAAAACAGTAATATCATTGTCTATGTTAAGATTAGTGAGAATTTGAATATTACCTGTTCCTGATGCTCTTATATCTAGGTCATCGTTATTACTCTGTGTTTCAATTAAATTACCTGTGATATTGATTTTTTCTAGTTCGGCTTTGTTAATTTGTAAATTTTGTCCAATTACTAAATTTCCATCGACAGTAAAATCATCACTGATCGAATAATCACCTGCAAGTGTTACGTTACCTGTGATGTTTGTATTTTTTATTGACGTAGTTCCAACTACAGATGCATCAACATCTATTTGAACATCATTATTTGGAATATAAACTCTGCCAGTTCCGTTAGCAAGAATTTCTAAGTTACTATTGGATATATTTGTAGTAACAGTTGTATCAACAAATCTTACATTGCCAATGTTTGCTTCACTAAAATAACCTTCAAGCCATCTTAAATTATTACTACCTATATTATAATATCCTGTTTGTCCTGGAAGCACATTGCTGTTAATGTCTGCATTAAAATCTATGGTATCAACCCCAAAAGTATCTCCTAATGTGATAAGTTCACGTCCTATACTGAAATTACCTGTCATTGTTAGATTCTTTTTAAATGACACATTGTTATTGAAAACTATATTATTTGTAGTATGACTATCTAAATTAATTGCTCCAGCAAGTGATTCGATAGTGTTTCCGCTAAACCTAAAATTACCTACATCTATAAGTATAGGACGAATTATAGTTTCGCCACCGTCACTGGTAATTGTTAAACTTGAAAGATTATTAAATTCTGCAGCACTTAGTTCTAAACTAGTTTGTCCAGTATCAAAGTCAATAAAAAATTGATCTCCAATTCTAAAATCGCCACCGTGATCTTGTGATACATGATAAATTTTACCGCTGTTAAGTTCTACAGTTTCTTGAGTTTGTATTGCACGACTGGGATCGTTGTCTACAAATTTTCCTGCTCCAATATAAGCAAAGTTGTGTGCGATTAGATACATAATACAGTCATTACCGTCTGCTTCTGAACCTATATTTCCATATACACTTGCTGAACCAATGCTTCTAATTTCTGCTCCGTATTGTATTGTAGATCCGTCTGTGCTTAGATGTCCTGTCGCACCGTTCTTTGCATACAATCCTCTGTTTGCAAAGTAGGTAAAACTATTAAGCCATTCAACTCTTACTCCGTTTGTCATTGTTATTGCATCAACACCGGGTGTAATAAATGTTGCTGAATGAAACAACATACTTGCTTCATTACTTGCACTTAATACGTCTGCTCCATCTATAAGTGCTCCTTTACCTGCGTCTCCGCTTGCAAATCCTCTAGGATCACTTGCACTTGTAGTGGTGCCTTGAGTTATTACTGTAACATTTTGTATGTAAGGTGAACGACTTGATATAACAGTGTTTGGTGCAAAACGGAAGGCATAACCTGTATCACTTCCACTGTCATAATAAAAGTCTTTAATTGTAATATTTGATATTGTGGTTTCACCATTTAGGTGAAAAACATCTTCACTTTGATAAGCACTTTCAGGACGAATAATTGTGTTTCTAAAATCTTCACCTTTGATAGTTACATTACTAGGCACAACTAGAGGAGTTTGTTCTTCGTATCCTCCTGGCATAACGTGTATTGTGATAGGCCCGCCTGTACTAGCATCTGCGGCATCTAAAGCACGTTTAAGTGTTTTGAAAGGACCATTAGGATGATCGCCAACATTTGTATCGTCACCGTTTTGTGATACCCAAAAAATATTTCCTTGCTTACGATTTAAAGGGGCAATACTGCTTACATCAATTGTTCCAGATACAACGTTAGTACCATTTAATAATCCTGATACTAAAGTAGACCATCTTTTTGTTGGACTGCCTAAACTATAAGTGTTAGTAGTATCAGGAACTAAAGAACTGTTTACATCAGCATTAAAAACAATATTATCTTCAGCACCATCACCAAATGTCAAACTGCCGTCTGCTGTGATGTTACCTGTCGCGTGAATATTACCTGTAACATTTACATTGCCAAAAGATTCTACAGTACCCGTGCCATTAGGATCAAATTGCATGTTTGTATTACCCGAATTTGTTCCTATGGTATTATCTGTTGCGTAAAATTGTTCAGTTTCTAAATTGGATAATACTATTGCACTAGATGCATTTAAAAATATATTACCGCTGTTTATATCTATATTATTGTTTGAAATTGTAAAATTTGCAATATTGCTTGATGTAGTTGAAATATAGTTTGTGCTTCGACTATCACCTTCTATATTCAGTTCAACTAGTGGTGCATTCCTATTGATGCCGATTTTACCAGTGTTTACATCTAGATAAAGTAATTGTGTTTGGTCAAGAGTATTTCTAAACGCAAGGTCAATGCCATTACGCTCTAGATTTGCTGTTAATAAAGGACCGGATATTCTACCTACTTGTGCCACTTAATAATCTCCTGACACAGTATTTATTGCTTTATTTGTCGAAATTATGTAGTACTGTGATTGGTTTGTCAAGATCAGGTGCAGAAGTAAACTGCAAATACCAACCTGGTAAATATGGTCCTGTGCTTGTGCCAGCTCTAAATATTTCACCGCTGTTTGGAACATAGTTTGCAGTATTACCGCCACTGGTATCAACACCTACTTCTATTTGATTAGGTGCAGGTATACTTACGATAGTGTGACTACCTGGTGAACTAGAATCGTCTGTGTTTAAATTTTCAAGTGCATCGTCAATGGTGCTTTCAACTTCCGTTACATAAATTAAGTCTGAAGTTGTATAACCGTGATTGGTTGCTGTTTGGATTACAGTTGTTGCACCTGTACTTACAACAGTTGAAATTGTGTTTTGATTTCCAGGATTTTGTACAAGAGAATAGTTTGTTCCGGAAATTTGAAATACGTTTTCTACAAATACTAGGATATTTTCTGCAGAAGTTGGAACTGGATAGAAAGGATCACCGCTTGCTAGTGGACCAAAAATAGTTTCGTTAGCATCACCGCTACCTAAATTTTGCTGTGTAATTGGAGCATAGGTTGAGGGTGCAGCAATTCTTATACCATACCAAGCGCCTGCTTCGTAGATTTCAAATCTATTGTCAGTAGTATTGTATCTAAGATGTCCGTTGTTAGGAGATGAAGGCCTTTGTGCTGTAGTGCCTTTTGGAACAAGCATAACGTTTGTACTGTCAACAATTATTTGATCATTGACATCATACTTTACGCCTTTACCGTAAATGTTTCTTAGATTTGTATTTTGAGCTTTTAATAATCTCATTAGACTTCCAAATAACTAACAGTTGTTGCTAAATCAGAGTTACCAACAAAAGATAGCATATCTCCTGCTTCAAGAATTACTTTTTCACTATCAAATGTAAAAGTCTCTCCAGCAGGTAAATCTAAATTATTAACAACTCTAGTAACATTATCATCTAATGTACCTGGTGTTCCACCTGTATTAGCAATCAAATGTATGTCAAAAGCCTGTGATCCGCTACTACTGTTATTACAAACTAATATGTTAGTAATTGCATATCTTTTACCTGAAGGCACTACTACAACATTGTCTTGACTTCCTGTTAATCTTTTGTTTACTATTGCCATTTCTTTTCCTTAAAAAATCATTCCATACAGCAATGATCTATTATTACTTATTATTTCGTCTCTGGTATTGCTACTATTTACAAAAAATAATCCTGTGCCGCCAGTATCTTCGGTATTTACATACAACTTTAATCTATCAGAAGCTGAGCTTGGAACTCCTATTGTATTTTCAATGCCAAACAAATCCCTTGCAATAATTTCTCCTGCACCAGTACCTTCTAAGACCAAATTATTAGAGCTATTTGTAGGACGAATAGTTGTACCGTCAAATTGTAAATCACCTATTTCAACAGTATCTGCTTTTACGCTTACTCTTACTGTATTATCTATTCCTATCTCTACTACGCTATCTAATCCAGTTACTTCAAAATCTTTAGTTTCAACAAATGTTTTACTAGTAGTTCCTTCTTCAATACGATCCTGTAGTGCAGTTGCAGTAGCATATGCAACATAATCAACTAGAGCCTTTGTATTTGGAATGTTATCATCGTCTATGACAACTCCGCCGCCACTGTCTGTGATGTTTCCACCACTGTATGTGAAAATTCCTTCTTCATAACTTGTGCTGTTTGTAACACTGATTACATTATTACCTGTGTCAATGAATAGACTGCTGTTTGATTTTATTCCGTCTACAACTAGTGTAGTTTTATCTCCAGCACCTGTAAAAAATTTAAAGCCACCAGTTCCTGTATCACCACCAATTTCCCAACTAACACTGTCGTCAAACACAAGTAGTGCATTTGCTTCTGAACCTCTGTCAATTTCAATACCTGATTGATAATTTTTTGATGCACTTATTCCTGCACCTAGTTGTCCATTGTTTAGTGTAAGTATGTTGTCATTGATAAGTGTATCATTTGATTCAACTGTAGTAGTTGTTCCTTCAACTTCTAAACTACCCCTGATAACCACAGTTCCGGCAGGTAAGCCGCTGACTGTTGCTCCACGAGCTGTATCAAGAATTATTTCTCCGCCCGATTCAACTTTTACTGTGTAGTTTCCGTTTTCAACACTTAGTACTTTTGACATATCTTAAATCCTGTAGTATGGGGGACTAAGCCCCCATAAATTAAATTGCTGTTAATACTAGCACATTGGCAGATGAATCATTGTCAACATACCATGTGTATCTATTATCATCATAGCCTGTTATTACACGGCCTGATATTTTCTTAACAATAACAGGATTATCTGATGATCCGCCTACAAATCCACGAACTACCATTTCTCCATTATCAATTCCTGATGAACCGTCATCGTCAACAAGTTTACAAACTCCTACACCATTTGATCTCGAAAATATTTTAAATCTACGAGCTCCTTTTTGTTGTAGAATGTAAAGATTGTCACCAGCTCCTTCTGCTGTGTCCATATCTGCTCCTGAGATCCGAGCTTTATACACAGGAATGTTATAGCCTTTTTGACGATCTGTACTTGCACTTGTTGTATTAAAACCGTGAATATTACGACCGTCGCCTGTATCAGGATAACCTGATGTGCTTGTTGTTGAACCAAGTGGTCCAAAGTTCTTTTTACCTAATGGTCTTCCCATTTGTTTTCTCCTTATTAGAAGTCCGATGCAGGTTCTAGCTGCTACGGGGTTGGTATCCCCATAAGTCCGCCACTTAATGCGGCACACTATCTGACATATGTATTTATCAATGTATGCAGAATAGATAAAAAAGTCATAAAAAAAGGGCGACATAAATGCCGCCCTTTTGGGTTTTAAATGCTAATCTTAGCTGAAGCTTAGGTTTGCAGCTGTTACTTCTACTTTTTCTAAGTAGTCAGCAGCATTACCAAGCGATGAAGCTGTGTTTGAAAGCTCAACATAACCATAACGTGTCATAAATGATACGACTGGTTCGAATGTTGATGGATCCAGCACAACACCACTGCTCATCAATGGAATGTATGGGCAGTAGAATGCAGCAGCATCTGATTCGCTTGAACCTTTGTAGCCAACTAGTACATCATCATCAGCAGCATATGTGTTAACATATACTCTCATTGCGTTGTTTAATGTACCAACAAACTTAGTGTTTGTAGGTGCTTCAAACGCACCTTCAGTTGTTCTTGCGAACGCTGAAGTTGTTGCTGATTGTAGTACAGTTAAGATTGCAGGAGATACAACAGCCCAGTTACCTGCGCCTCTTCTTGTTCTCTGTGCAATTCTGTTTGCAGCTCTGTTAACTAGAACAGCTAATGCAGCATGTTCGTCACCAACAAATGTTGCAGTACCACTTACAGCAGCCTGATCAAATGTATCAGTTCCTGTTCCTGCTAATGTAGATAATGAACCTAGGATCTCTTGATCAATTTCAGCAGTAATTTCTTGTGCTAAAGCAGCCATAATTTCTGCTTCAACATCGATACCATGCTGTGATTGAGCGTCCTGTGCAGATTCAAAAGTCCAGCGAGCTGATAGCTTTCTGGTCTTTGCTTCTACAGTTTGCTTTAAGATTTGAATGCTTAGTCTGTTACCAGCTGCACCTTCAAGCGCCGCTGTTGAATCTGCTTTTGCAGTCGTAGCGTTACCTGAATATGCTTCAGCAATCTTAAATGGTGAAAGTGCTTCTTCACCAGCTACAGCACCGGCTGCGCCTGAGCCTGCTGTGTCTGAGTAGCGTACTCTCAATGTGTGGATTTGACCCACTGGACCTGTCATAGGCTGTACACCAACGATCTCGTTTGCGATCACTGTTGGCATTACACGTCTAATAACGGGTAGGATAACTCTGTTAAGAGTTGCAACATTACCGGCAGAAGTTGCACCAGCTGTAGCAGTCTCTGCCAAATACGATCTTGTATTTTCTAGAGTGGTTGCCATCACCTGTTTCTTTGTGCCTGAAAGGCCTTCAAGAAGTGCAGTTTTTGTATCCTGCCAGCGACTTTCTAATAGTTCTGACATTTTGGTTTCTCCTTAATTTAATCCCGCAAGTCTACGTAAATCAATTACGTTACTATCACTTGCTTTGTCACTAACGTTAGTTTCTTCTCTATTGCCTGTTACTTC